TGCTGCGCGGGCTGCTGCGCGGGCTGCTGCGTGGGATGCTGCGCGGGATGCTGCGGGGGCTGCTGCGGGGGCTGCTGCGGGGGCTGCTGCGGGGGCTGCTGCGTGGGCTGCTCAGGCTAAACGCCTTCGCGAAATCTGTGCCGAAATTGACGCGGCTGTTGCGGCCTGAGCCATGAACGCCCTCAACCAGTCTGAAGCCGCCGCAATAGCCCGCGATTGGCGCAAGGGCAACCCGATGAACCTCGGCACCCCTCACACCACTGTCAACGGTGCCTGCAACGCAATCCGTGACATGTACATGCCTGGGCATCACGACTTCTCCCAAGTCCTTGCTGTCTTTGCCTCAAAGCTGAAAGACAGCGGGTTTCTGAGCGAGAAGGCCAAGAGGTCGATTGTTGAACAGCTGGATGAGCTGGCCGATGAAATCGATCAGGACAAGGTTAACCAAGAAGCGAGGACTGTATGAGCGCACAACACACACCGGGGCCATGGATTGTTGACGGAGCAAGCGAGACGGTTTCCGGATTTGATTCTTACGGTGAACGTCAAATCGTCGTTTACGAATTGGGCACGAACCCTGCTGACCACGCCTTACTCGGCACGGCCCCTGAGTTGCTGGAAGCGCTGCGACGTCTAGAGGTCTCGGCAAACACCGTCGCGTACTGCTACGAGAAAAGGCCGGAGAACTTCGCGGCTGCGCTTGTGGATTTAGCCGACAACGCAGCCGCAGCCCGCGCCGCAATCGCCCAAGCCTCCCCCTCTACTACTGCTGATGCTGGGGTGGCGGGATGAGCGGCAAACAAGGCATCGCCATGCTAAAGAAGCGCGTTCCTGAGTTTCAGGAGTGGCTTTCCGGTTGCGGCGCGAAAGTTCTTGAGCCTACGAATCCATGGGAAGTGGTTCGATTCCGGGCGCGTGGCAAGGTTCAAATTATCTACAAGAACGCCAAGAACGAATTCAATTTCTCCGCCTGCGACATGGAGCCCGTACATGCGTTTCTCGCTGGGCGCTCATGGTCGGCTGCGAAGCTCTCGCCACGCAAACCGCGCAAGCCTCAGGAGGTGTTGACATTGCTCAAGCGGGATGGCGACAACTGCTTTCTCTGCGGCTTTCCCATGGGCGATGACGTGACGGTAGAGCATTTGCTCCCCATCTCCATTGGAGGCCCTAACCACATGGGCAACTACGCACTGACTCATTCACGCTGCAATGAATTGCTTGGCAATAAGTCGTTGATGGAAAAAATCAAGCTGCGCGAGCATCACCAGAACTGGATGGGGGTTTCGCAATGAACTACGACACCACCAGGGTCCACCCGCGCACCCTATCTCAAGCCTTCGCAGACGAGCGCGCAGGCTGGTTTGAAGGCCCCCAAAAGACTTCTCTGCCCTACAAGGCAGTAAGCATCACTATTGCAATTGCCGTCGTGGTGATTGTCCTGGCTATTTCATTTCAAGGAGCGCCGGTATGAGCAAGAAACAACCGAAGTTGACGCCGTGGTTCAAGTGGAGCATTAAGCCTGTCCACGTTGGCGAATACGAAACGCAATGGCTCAAGGGCGGGACGGTGCGTAGGCGTGTATGGAACGGCAGCGCATGGATGCATCCATATGAGCCAAGAGTGAGCGCCATACAACTGTTCTATTGGCGCGGCCTTGCCGAGGACCCAGTTGCAAAAACCATCAGGGGTATCGCATGACCACAAAACCCACTCCGCGAGAGCGCGCCGTCCTCGACTTCTGGGATGACGTGACGTTTCTCAAGGCCTGCGATGCACCGCTCAATTTCTGGGACAAGTGCAACTGGTGGCAGAAGGCGCTTGTAGTTATCGCTGCTGTGGTCGTTTGCTGCATTGTTGGCGGGATGGCCGCCAGCATTTTGACGGGGATTCCGAAATGAGCCGCATGGGCGCTTATGTGCAGGAGCTGCAAGAGCGCGAAGACCTCGACGGAACAACTTTTATCAACGCAAACACAGGAAACACAAATGAGCATCGCAACACTAATCCTCGGGTCCAGCGGGTCGGGCAAGTCAACCAGCCTACGCAATCTCGATCCAGCAAAAACCCTGCTGATCCAGTGCATCAAAAAGCCGCTGCCGTTTAAGGCTGTCGGCTGGAAACCCCGCACCACGCTCAAGTCACCCGGCAACGTCATTCAAACCAGTGACCCGGCGCTGATCGAAAAGGCCATGCGCAGCCTTCCGCATGAAATTGTTGTCATTGACGACTATCAAGCCGTCATGGTGAACGAACTGATGAACCGTAGCAGCGAAAAAGGCTATGACAAGTTTACCGACATCGGTAAGAACGCCTGGAACATCTTTAACGCTGCCGGCGCCTTGGCTGAAAACCGCCGCGTGTACATCCTGGCCCACACCACAACGGATGACTTCGGCCAGGTGCGCATGAAGACCGTGGGCAAGCTGGTGGACCAACACATCGTGCCCGAGGGCTTTTTCACCATCGTCTTGCGCACGGAAGTTATCAACAGCAACTACAAGTTTTCCACCCAGACCAACGGGCAGGACTGCTGCAAGTCCCCGGTGGACATGTTCGCCGATCTGCATATTGACAACGATCTCGCCGCCGTAGATGCCGCCATCTGCGATTTTTATCAACTCAACCAACCCGCCGAAACGGCATAACACAAAGGAAATCACATGTACGACCTCGACACAACCGCAGCGCGCAAAGCTGACCAGACGGGCAACCGCATCAATGAGATTGGCAAATACATCGGCACCTTCACCCAGGCCGAAGACGTGACCGCCAGCACCGGAACCAAGGGCCTCGGCCTGCGCTTCGAGTCGAACGGCCAGACAGCAAACCTCTCGCTCTACACCCGGAAATCCAACGGCGACGAAATCATGGGCTATCAGGCCCTTATGGCGATCATGACTTGCATGAAGCTGCGCGGCATCAAGCCAGTTCCCGGCGTCGTGAAGTACTGGGATATGGACAACAACACCGAAGCAACGCGCAACGCCAGTGTTTTCCCGGATCTGTGCAACAAGCCCATCGGCCTTTTGCTGGAAACGGAAGACTATCCCAAGACCGCAGGCGGCGTCGGTACGCGCATGGTCATCGCTGGAATTTTCCAGCCATCCACCGAACTGACGGCCGGCGAAATCCTCGACAAGAAGACCGTTCCCGAGCAACTGGCAAAGATGGTTTCGCGTCTGCACCATCGTCCCGCCAGGGCGGCAAAGCATGGCGCTCAAACAGGAGCACTCAAGCCGTCCCCGGCGTCCAGCGGGTTCGATGACATGGACGATGACATACCCTTCATTTCAAGCGCCTTCGCATGGGACTCCACCACCAGCAAGCAACGCCGGATGTCACGGTATGACTACTAAGCGTTGTTTCAAATGCCAATGTGAAAAGCCCTTAGAGGCTTTTTACAAGCATGCGGCCATGGGTGATGGGCATCTGGGCAAGTGCAAAGAATGCACAAAGAAGGATGCCAACGAACATCGGCTGAAGAATCTTGAAAAGATTCGCGCTTATGACCGACGCAGGGCTTCACAGCCTCACCGAGTAGCAAATCGCCTGCGAGTTGTTTCGGAGTACACAACGAAGTTTCCTGAGCGGGCTAAGGCGAACAATGCCGTCACCAATGCCGTGCGCGACGGAAGGTTGAAGAAACTGCCCTGCCTCGTCTGCGGTGAAAAGGCAGTTGGTCATCACCCGGATTACAGCCGCCCCTTAGATGTGGTTTGGCTCTGTCAGGCCCATCACAAGCAAGCCCACGCACTTATTTAAGGAATAAATCATGACCGCTCTTTACGTTTTGACCAATGACTATCTGGCCCTTGCTGAAAAGCTGGCAGACGGCGACTTTGACGCTCAGACTATCGCTGACACCATCGAGGCCTCAGGAATCACCGACGAACTGGCCGTAAAGGCGCAGGGCATCGAGTTTGTCGCCCGCGCTGCCGAGCAACACCATCTGGTGATTGACGCAGAGATTGCGCGCCTACAGGCCCTCAAGGCCCAACGCGACAAGGTGGCGGCGGGTCTGCGCTGCTACCTGAAAGAGAACATGGAGCGCGCCGGTATCGAAAAGATCGAATGCCCGCTGTTCAAGCTGTCGATCAAGAAAAACCCGCCCGCCGTGGAAATCATCGACCAACTCTCTTTGCCCGCCGAATTCTGGCGCCCCCCCGAGCCGAAACCGCCCGTAGCTGCGCCGGACAAAGCGCGCATCAAGGAGGCCTTGCAACACGGCGATGACGTTCCAGGCGCCAAGCTGGTTCAGGGTACGCGACTTGAGGTGAAGTAGTCCCACCTACCCATCAACACAGAACTAACACTGGAACACCTAAGGGGAATTGAAACATGGACGAACAACCAAACGGCGGCCCAGCATTTCCCTGCGAATGCGGCGGCGACCCGAAGACGAACGAACACCAAACCGGTAGCCACTTGTGGCAGCAGTACGGCATGACGTTGCTGGACTACTTCGCAGCCCGTGCACCTCTGGAAATCCCGGCATGGTTTCGGCCCTCTCTTCCGTCAGTGCGTGACCAGACAGCGCACCTTCGGAAAGCCATCATTGATGAAGTGGTGCAGTTGCCACGGCTCCGCGATGCCATCCAGTCCTGGCGAAAGGCCCCCTGCTACGACCTGAAAGACGCCGGGGAGTCACGGGAAGAAAAGGCCTGGCTTGCAAAGTATCAGGGTGCATTCGAGGACTATGAAGAGGCCTGCGCAGCTCAGCGTGTCAGCAATGACCAAGCCCGTTATTTTGCATGGCGTTGGCACTACGCCGCTGAAATGCTGAAGGCGAGGTCCGCATGAACACCCCTCAATCCCCCGCCATGGTAGAGGTAGACAGACTGCCGGAGCTGCCGGACTCCGAGTGTCAACGCTACGAATGGGAGAAAGACGGGCTAACGTGGGTTTCTTACTCAATATGGCATGTTCCCAATGGCATGAGCAGCTTCCGAGCGGTGGACCTGTACACCGCCGAACAAGTCCGCGAGGTCGCCACTGAAGCCATAGCAGCCGAGCGGGCTGAGGTAGTGCGGCTGCGGGCTGAGATAGAGAAGCTGCTGCTGAGCGACAAGGAACAGCACGATTTGTTTATGGGGCAAGCAGTAGAGCGCGCCGCCCGTGACTTGCCAGAGGGCTATGAGCTGACCATCAACCTTGAGCGGGGAGCGGGATGGGTTGAATGGACGAACGATCAAGGCAACACCATGGGCATTGAGAGCGATGGTGAGCCATTCCACCAACAGATTAACTCTGCAATCGAATTTGCCATTAAGGAGGCCGGCAATGGTGACGATTGAGACGGCCATTGTTTACCGGGGCGGCCGGCGGCGCTGGTTATCTATGGCGGCAGCGGTGCGCGCTGAGGCAAAAGAACTGTATCGCCAACGTGTCAAAGCCAAGGATCGATGTGACTGCGAGGAAGGTTCCTACGAAGGCCCGGGGCCCCATACCTGCAAGTACCACAGCTACGACACCGACATTCGTGAGCGATTTATCAGGCTTGTGTCTCGCTCTATCGCCGCTCTCGCTACACCCACTCAAGGAGAGCCGAAGTGACCAAATACGGATTTGATGATCCCAGAGATGGAATTGGCACACTGAAAACTCCGTACACCTGCAAGTTCTGTCAGAAGCCTATCAACTTCCTCAATCGTGTTGCGCTTAACCCAGATGGGTCAAAACACTTTTGCCGAAATGCGGCGCAAGACGCCGAGGAGATTGATTACCGTGATGACATCGCGAGGCTTGTACTTGAGTCAGAACTTAAGAAGGTGCCGTACGGTGAAGGACTGGACCCTCACATACCTGATTATTGTTTTGAGGTGGCGGAATGGATGCTCGCAGCCCGTAGAAACATGAAACCCAAGGATTAATCATGACCAACCCCCAAGCAGCAGCGCCTTACGTTTCGCAAAATCTCCTGCCAAACGGTATCCGCCATTTGATGCCAATGATTCGAGTGGCATGCATCACTCTTGACGGAACGACGTTAACAGTGCCAGCAAAAGAGCTGGCCGATCACATGGCCGCCCTTGACGACAGCGCGGGCGCCATCGAGGGCGATGAGGTCGTTTACACCCTCACATTCAAAACAATGTTGGTGCGCGACTATGAAGCGCTGGGAGAATTCAATGGCTTCTGATCTTTCCAAAGCAGCAGCGCCAGGTGTGGCGGTAGAGGCGATACGCGACTTGCTGGACACCATCCACGCCGGCCGCTTCGTTCCTTTGGCAAACAGCGAAGGCCTGTGCAAGTCCGTGCTGGACAACGCCGAAGACGCGCTTACCGCCCTTCTGGCAGGTGCTGCGGGTGGGCAGGCCGAGCCGGCGAAATGGCAAGTGCTGATAGGCGCCCACTGGGTGGACTGCCTTGAGTTTGACTACAAGCGCTATATGGAGCGCGGCGAGCTTGTGCGCCAACTCTACGCTCACCCACCAGTTCCAGTGCGTGCGCCACAAGTGACGGACGAGCAGATTGATCACGCGCTGGCAGAAACGCTGGATGCTCTGGCGAAGCATTACAAGATGGACCACGCGATGCACGTTCGCACGGACATTGCCGAGCATGGGAAGCTGCGCCGCGACTTCGCTCGTGCAATTCTGGCTCTCGCCGCCACCCCGCCCAGTGCAGCACCAGCAGAGCCGACACCAGTTCTGCAAAAATTCAATGAGCTGATGGGTGATGACAAAGAATCGCCATTGGAGCGCTTGCGGTTCTTCTGTTCACTGGCGATGAACGGCCAAGACTGGCTTGATGTGGAGCCATTCTTTGCTGCGCTGGAGCCCGGAGAGGTGCAGGTGGATGCGGCGCGACCCGCAAGCATGAGCCTTGAGACCATGATCGCAGTCAACGCGCTGCGCAATGTGCTTGCGGCCCAGCCGACCGCCGGGAATTACGAGCTGTGCTACCTCGACACACCGCTTTCAGAAGTGGGGGCCTATGTCCAGAAATGCGTTGATGTCTCTGGAGGTGACAAATTCCAATTAATCAAGGCTCTTCGGGCGGATGGGGTTCAAGTGGATGTTGCGCACTACGGCAATGGTCCGACCAGCAACGTCAACGGCGCTTGGGCATGTGCCGCTTCTCCCGACAACATCCGGAAGGTGCTCGATGCCCTGCGCGCCGTCCAGGCCAATTTCGACAGTCTCCAGCCACCCGCAGGACAGCAGGACAGCGATCATCTTCCTGACGCCGGGAACATGATCCGGAGGGGACAGCAGGACAGGGGTGAGGCGAAAAAGTACCGCGACTTGCTGGTCGAGTGGCTCGAAGGCATGTACGACAGCAGCGACTTCCTGCGTCGCGTCAAGCTCGCATGCGGCACGGGCGTCAAACTGGTGGGCGCCCCCGCTACCTCTGGTGAGGCGCCCAAGCGGGAATTGAAGGCCGGCGATACGCTCACCTTTGACCCGCTGCCGGTGGTGATGGTGGCTGGTGAGGCTACAGCAGCACAAGGGGAAAAACGCTGCGAATATTGCGACGGGACGGGTGACGTACACCGCGCCGATGGGGAATGGCTGGGCGCCTGCACCTGCCCTCTCGGCGCCCCCTCTCCCGCTGCTCCTGGTAATGGGGAGGGATCATGAGCGCAGAACTTTTAAAAGCCGCCGCCAATTATTTGGAGAACTACGCGGAGTTTCTCAGAACCGAGTGCCCAGTGGATCTGAATAGGCACCCATATGTCCCCGAGATGGAGCAGGCAGTAGAAGAACTTCGCGCCCTGTCTACTCAGACAGAATCCCCCTCTCAGCCCTTGGTAGAAGTGCAGGAGCCGGCCAGAGGGCCGTTTTTCCAAGTGCTGGCTTTGGACAAAGACCTGGTCGAACACGTTTTGGAGGTGCGCGGCGCTCACCAGAACGGGGACGCCACGATCATCGGTGTTTTCATGCCCGCCGCCGCTCCTGTACGGGGACTGCCGTTGACGGAGGACGAGGCTGTTGTTTGCGTCGCCCAGGTGCTGCCCGTCGTTTCCTCCGAACCGCGGGAATTCTGGCAGGTTCGGCATAAAGACGCCGTCGCCATCGTCCGCGACATCGAAGCCGCCCACGGTATCAGCTCTTCTGCCCCTGGTGGGGAGGAGCCGAAGTGAGACTTTGCGTGTCGCCAGTGACTTTCAAGGCCGCGTGCGCCTTTGTCGCGGCGCACCATCGCCACAACAAGCCACCGGTCGGCCACAAGTTCAGCATCGCAGTTCGCGCAGCTGACGAAATCGTCGGAGTTGCCATGGCTGGCCGGCCTGTCGCCAGGGCCTTTGATGACGGCCTGACTCTGGAAGTGAACCGGACCTGCACCGATGGCACCGAGAACGCCAACAGCATGCTCTACGGGGCCGTCTGGCGGGCCGCCAAGGCCATGGGATATCGCCGCTGCATCACCTACACCCAGGCTGATGAAACAGGCGCATCGCTGCGCGCTGTGGGCTGGGTTCGCGTCAAGGAGTTGGAGGCTCGCAAGTCGTGGGCGGAGTCCAGCACCAAATTGAAAAACCTGCGGGACCCTGTTGGCAATGGCGGCGTGCCTCGCGTACTTTGGGAAATCAAGTCATGAACCTCCCCTCCCTAAAATCCGCAGCAGAGAAAGCAAAGACAAGCCCCTTGGAGCTTGAGATTTGGCAGATGGAGATAGAGCCGGATGATGTATTGCGGCTGGTGGAGGCGTTGCGATCAGCCCGCGACTTGCTGAGTGCGTTTGAGGGCTGCTCCAGGAACAACTTTGCCAGCCTTGCGGCCGAAGAGGTCGCCAATATCGACGCCTTGGGGAAAATCGAATGACGGCCCAGGAAGCCGCTAAATTGCTGGGGGTTGCCCTGCGCACCGCCTACGATCTGGCGGCGCCCGCTGGCCCAATTCCGTGCACCAGGATAGGCAGGCGTATCATTTTCGAAGAATTCGATGTCCTGGAGTACAAAAAATCATGCCGATTTATAGAGATAAAAAGCGCAATCGCTATATCTTTGAATTCGACCGCTATATCGGTGGACAGCGGGTCCGGGCTACTAAAACTCTTCCAAAAGCATGGAGTCAAAGCCAGGCTGAAAAGTTCGACCGGCGAGAGACAGACCGACTCGCAGCCGTCGCACACGGCGTCGGGCCAGAAGCCGACATTGAAGCTGCTGTCGAGGTCTACGTGAGAGACCGCGTGCCAAGCCTTAAGGCTGGCGATGAGATTGAGCGCGAGCTGGCTGTGATCTACCCTTTTTACCAGGGTCGCCCGCTGTCGGCATTGGCCGATGTATGCACGGCGATCAGGCTCAAGTCCTTCGCTATCCCAAAGAAGAACGACCCGCCAGACGCCCCGCCGCGGAAGTTGGCGCCGGCCACGATCAAGAAGCGCATCCGCTACCTCACATCCGCCTGCCGATGGGGCTGGAAACACGCCAAGATGGGCCTACACGACCCCGCCGAGAGCGTCACGGTGCCCACGGTCAAGAATGAGCGCCACGTCTACACAGACCGCGCTGGCATGCTCAAAATCTGCAAGTCCTGCCCAAACCGCAGGGTCCGCGCCGCGATCCGTATAGCGTTCTATTCCGGCTTCCGGCTGGGCGAGGTCCATAGGGCCATCCGCGGCGACGGCGTGCTTATCCTTGAAGATACCAAGAACGGCAACAGGCATGTCCTGCCGGTGCACTCAAAGATCACCAGCGCGGTCAAGGTCAAGCTGTACAGCTTCAGCTATACCAGCCAACTTTTCCGCAAGGCGCGCGACGCTGCCGGCATGCCAGAGTTCCACTTCCATGACTTGCGGCATAGTTCGGCCAGTGAGATGATTAACCAGGATATCGACCTGTACACCGTGGGTGCGGTCTTGAACCACAAGAGTACGCAAAGCACCCAGCGCTACGCCCATTTGCGCGAGAAGAAATTGCGCCTGGCTGTGGACTCAATCGGGAAGAGGGCGGCATGAGGTCAAAAAATCCCCAGCAGCAAAATGGCGTGCTATGTTTTCAGGAGCATCAAACCCACATGGTGCCTGAGACCGGAATCGAACCGGTACGCCCGCTATTCACGAAGCGGCGGATTTTAAGTCCGCTGTGTCTACCTATTTCACCACTCAGGCCCAAGCTCTTTACGCAAACGCCGTATTCGAACCTTACAGCGTATTGTC